TCGGGAAAAAAAAGGTTCTCGTTGTCGCTGCGGTGGACGTGAAGCTGACGTTGTAGAAGGTTTCGCTGTTTCCGGTGAACGTAGTGCTGTTTCCCGTGCAGTTGATCTGGGACGTGCCAGCTGTGAAGTTGAACCGTTCCCGTTCCGCGACGGACGTTAGCTGCCCCAGTTCAAAGTCAATCGGTGCAGACCCGGAAAGCGTGAGGGTAGCCGATCCGAGGTCTAGTGCTGGCGTAAGAGAAACAGAGTCCGTGTTAACCTGCCCTGCGGTCAGGTTGTACGTATCAAGATCAAACGTTCCGTTGCGGAGAAGTAGGCTAAGGGTGCTGAGGTCGAGCGCACTTCCAAGTGTCCACACAGAACCAACGCCGTCTACTCGAATGGATGAACCAAGCGCAACTCCGTTTGTTGTTAGCGTCTTTCCCGAGGTAGACCCCGTGAGAGAAATAGTCCCCGTGTACGTCCTTACCATCCCAGTGGCCGGGAACGTCACGTCGTCGTGGATGAAGACCTCAGCTGAACCCGCAATCGTCACGTTTCCAGACGAAGGTCCGGCAACTGTGAGAGACTTGCAGCGAACGCCACCAGTAACCGCGTCGATTGTCGCCGTGTACGATGTCGCGTTGCTTGCAGCGTCAAACACAACGTCATCGTGGCTGCGCGGAACAGACGCCCCGCCACCTGCTCCAGATCCGGTGGACCAGCGGTTGGTGTCGCTCCAGTTACCAGTTCCTCCAACCCAGTATCGAGTGCTGTCCGCTGGCTTGCCCGTCCTGTAGACCGGAGCGCCGGCGGTACCAGTGGAGTTTGCGCCCGCATAGAACTCACCCGGAGACGTGGACGCAAAACCAACACCGCCCATTGCAAGGTAGTCAATGCCAGATGTGCATTCACCAACGATTCGAAGACCCGTGGTCGACCCCGTAAGAGTCACAACGTTGCCGGAGGTTCCCGTAACGGACCACTTTCCAAAGCTCATTACGTTAGATCCAAGAGCTATCGTATGAGCAACTGTCTTGGTCGAAGCAAGTTCCGAAAATATCCCAGCGGAGTTGATGGTGGTGGTGGATGTTCCCGTGGTTCCACCAATGGTCAGCTTGTTAAGGGCGTAAAGACCCTGCAGGTTGAGTGTTCTAGAAGTCGTACTCGTGTCTGAAAGTACGATGTTTGCGGTTCCCTCCACACAGTTCATGAAAGTACCTTGAGTGAACTCTGCGATGGTGCCAGTCCCGGACAGCGTCCACGTACCGGTGCCCATGCGCAAGGTTCGTGCATTGGTGTTGTTGCTGTTAAGAAGACCGGTTGTGACGTTGTAGGTTACCGCGTCAAACGTTCCCCGTGTAAGGGTCAAGGTTCTGGAGGAACCTACGGACAAGGCGTCTCCGAGCTGCACGGTGCCCGTTGGGGTTTCCACGGTGATCGGGCACCCAAAAGTAACACCGTTGCTGGTGATTGTTTGGGTTCCGCGTGTTGAAAACGTAATGGTACCGGTGGTGCTGGACGAGGTTACGCCTGTTCCAAACTTCCAGTCCTTGAGCACAATAGGAGTATTGCTCCCCGTTGTCAGCGTCATCGCCGTGGTGCGCGACGACATGTCGACTCCGCCGATATTCCATGTTCGATCGATGGTCACTGTGCCAACAGACCCGGCTTCGTCGAACACGGCGGTGTCCTGTGCCAACGGAAAGTTGCTAACGTCCGGTGATCCTCCGCTGCCGGGAGCCCATCCAACTGAACTCCAGTTTTGGCTTCCGCTGAGGTTCCAGTACACCGACTTAGGGGCCGGGAAAGTTATGCCACTGTTTCCACCGCAGTCTCCGGCCCGAGTTGGTGAGGATCCAGCAGCAGAACCAGCAATGGTGATGTCGCGAAAATCGCAGTCTGTAGCGGACAACGTCGCGACGGTCAGTGTTCTAGGGGTGCCGACAGTGTTTGAACGTAAATACACTCGGCGCACTGCGCTCGAACCAGCCGCAGTTAACGTGCCTGTGACTGTCTGGTTAGCCGAAATGTTGCAAAAACTCAGCGTGTCTGTTCCGGGAAAATCAATCGTCAGGTTCGTGAAGGTATTCGCTCCATTAAGGGTGTGCGTAACACTTCCAGTCCCGGAAGGGTCTAGGCTAACGGCGTAGAACGTTACTCCACCACCGTTAAAGGTTGACCCGTCTGCTGTGCAGTTGATTGTGGAGGTTCCTGCATTGAACGTCAGACCAGTGGCTATGGAGAAGTCAACGCAGGTTAAGCCGGAAAGGGTGACCGTACTAGACCCAAGAGAGATGGTTCGTACGTTGCCGTTGGTTGACGACAGGTTGTTGGCCGTTACGTTGTAGTTCTTTGTGTCGAACGTTCCATTCGTGAGTGTAATGGACCTCGAGGACGAGTTGAACGCATCCCCAAGCTCAACACTACAGTAGAAGGCGTCGAAGACGATGTTGCCTGAAAATGCTTTTCCGGCAGACGTTATTGTCTGAGTTCCGCCTCTTTGGGAGAACGTAAGCGTTTGAGCGCCACTGAGGGTTGTTCCAGAACCGTTTTCCCAGCTTCCATAAACGGAAGTGCCCCCGGAAAGCGTGAGGGTCATCGCGTCCGTACGCGTGGACATGTCCACTCCGCTAACGTACGAAAACGCTGTGTCGATGGTGACTGTGGCAGAGACGTTCAGTCCAGTGTTTTCTATGATCGCAGTGTCTTGTGCGAGTGGAAAGCTGTCCGTGCTTGCTCCGCCGCCAGAAGCAGACGCCCAGTTGTCGCCGCTCCAGTTCCCACCTCCGGCCGTGACCCAGTAAACACTCTTTGGCGTGCTTGCTGTGATGTTTACGTTTCCTCCGAGATCTCCAATACGCGTGCCGGTGAGCGTTCCACCGGCTCCAGTAATCCGAATGTCCCGGAAGTCCACATCGGTGACGGTGCCTATGACGGCAATGCTTACATCGCGCACTATCCCATAGGTGTTTGACTGGAACAGGATGCGCCTGTTTCCTTGGGTGCTGCTGGTGGAAAAGGTGCCAGCAATAGCGAAGCCGTTTCCGATACTGAAAACAGTGACACCATCAGCGTTTTCAGGTGTGATCGTCAGATTGGCACACCTCGCGTTTGCGGTGACTGTTACCGTAAAGTGTCCGGTACCAGACGCGGTGTCGAAGATCGCGTTGTCCGAGGCCGTGGGAACAGATGCACCAGAAGCGCCGCCGGAAGTGGCAGACCACTTTGACGTGCTGTTCCAGCTTCCAGAACTACCCACCCAGTAACGATCAGGCATGGCTTACACCTTGTAGTACCAGATGCCGTCAACTTCCTTAAGCGTTGCCCCGGAGGGAGGCACGCCTTCCAGCTTGTGGTACACTTCGCCATCCACCTCGACAGAAGCTCCTTCGGCGGCGGGAGTTGAAACGACGGCGACCCAGTTGTCGAAACGCTGTTGCTTCATCGCCTCGATCTCTGCGTCAGAGAGCATGTGGTTGTCAGGAAAATACAGGGCGTCGGCGTACTTCCCATGCACGGGATGATGAAACTCGAAGTCGATCTTCATGGTGAAGCTCCAGAGGTGCTCGGCAGATCTATACTACCTCGGCTGAAAAGAAAAAGCCACAGCCAAAGACTGTGGCTTTCTTCCGTCAACGTGTCGACGTGTCAGGCAAGACGGATAATAGCGTTCGATGCGTCGGCCGTCGGGAACACGATCTGGAAGTCTCCAGAGGTCGAGCTCTTGTCCGAGCCGAAGTCAAGGATTACCACCGACGGGTCGCCTGCGGCCGTATCGTTGTAGATCATCGCACCGCGGGCCGTGATGGTGGCCGAGGTGAACGTGATGTCCGCAAAATCAGTGAACGCCGTCGTGCCGCTCGTCGTCGGGGTCACGTTGGTCAACGTGCCACCGCCAGCAGAGTAGGTCCCCGAGTTAGGGACCTCGTTGCTGGAGGTGTAGGCGGTGGTTGCAGCCGTGAAAGAGGCGCTGTTGGTGTAAAGCGCCAGCTTGAACGTGTTGCCCGTCGACGCCGTAAAGTTGTGAACGGCTTGCATGAGCTCTCTCTTGAAGCTCGTGCACATAAAATTCCCGGTAAACGCCATGTCATAGTCTCCTGATCAGGTCGGCGAGCTTGGGGTCCCCCGCATCTACCAACGCATTGTACACGGTTGTGCGATCACTTTGAACAGCTTGTTTTAGGTACTGCAAAACAAGGTGCTCGATGTTCGCCTTAAAGGCCGCCGCCTGCTCACGGATTGCTGGATGTGCATCCTTGGACACGTAGACGATCTTCTCCGCACACTGTTGCGCAAGCTCTTCTGGTGTAAAGCCGCGCCGGTCGGTGGTACGGACACCAACCTGAAAGTTGCTACCCAGCTCGATGGCGGATGTGATCATTGTTTCGTCCTCATAACCATGCCGGTGCGATATTCGTCAGTCGTTTCGCGAGCTTCCCCCAGCTGCTTGAGACCAGACAGGCTCTCCTGAAAGCGGTTCATGTAATACTGCATCATGTCCTGCTCCCCTTTCATGAAGGTATAAGCCTCCACGAGAGCTCCGTACAGGAGTGTTAGCTCAGCGTTAACACTAAGCCAAGTGGTTCCGTTTTCCGGAAGAGCCGTCAAACTTTGCGGCCGGTACAGGTAGTGCAGCTCTACGGCGTAGTTTAGCGCAGGCGTAGGCGCTACGATGAAGTAGTCCACGTCGAACTGGGCGTAATACCGAGGAGTTCCTGTTTCAGCCGCGTCCGGGCTGTACTCTTGGATGAAGCTCACGTCCTTGAACTCAAGGAAGTTCTTGTTTCCCTCCGAGTCCGTGTAGCTCAAAGAGAACGGCGCAAGAAAGTCGGACGGCGCGGCGAGGTACTTGTTGCCAGCAACGACGTTCGCGGTCGCGTTCTTGCGGAACAGGCTCAACTGGACAAGCTTGAGAATACGCTCCTCCGCCAAGCGGATGAAGAGCGGAAGGTTTGCGACGAAGGTCGATTCCGTGTTCTCGGTGTAGTCCTTGATCGCCTGCTTCAGCTGGGCATACGTAAAGCTCATGTGGTCACCACCGTAACTGTTCCGACAGAGGTCTGCGCCTGCAGATTGTTCGGAGGATTGATCCCGTTATCCGGAGGTCCGCCAACGGGGTCCCAGCTCCACTGGATGTTGCGCTGCTCGGGCAGGTCCTGCTCTGGGCGAGGGTTCCTGAGTGCCTGCGGGTCTGGGTAGGCCTTTGGGGGAAAAAGCTGCGGGTGCTTCGGGTCGTACTCGTCCGGGCCGACCAGCAGCCCGGTCCACTCTTTGCGCATGTCTCTCAGCCGAAACCGGAAGCCGGATCGGTCGGAGATACCCCAAGCATGTTTTCCGCTGGCGTAAGGCATTAGAACCTCAGGTAGGCAATATCAGGCTGTAGCTTCAAAGGCACACGGTCCTCGTCTTCCTCGGCCGCGCGGGTGAACTCCTCGTCGTAGATGGCCTTCAGCATGGCCAGCCGATCAGGAGCCCGCTTCATAGCGAGGTAGTAGGACAGACCCGCCACCATGCACGGGTAGAACCGCCACGGCATGTCCGTGGTGTTCTGCAAGGTCCCGGCGTCCTCGATGCGACGCACATAGTAGTAGACGATCTGGTCGGTGGAGTTCTCGGGAACCTGCCACAGATTGATGATCGGGGCGATCTTGCGGTCGTAGTAAAACTGCGACGGTCGGCCCTGTGTGGTCTTGTTCGGCAGCAAGAAGTACTCGCTGCGGCTGATGCGCTCGACCTCGTAGTCCGTTCCACTGCGGCGCAGCACCATCTCGAGGATGTCGGCATGGTCGGCAGAGACGGTGTAGGTCGCCGTGCCCTGCGTGACGGTGATCGTCTCTTGGGCCACGGTCCACAGGTTCAGGCCACGGTTTGCCCACTCCGCGAACATCAGGTTCAGGGACCGTCGGGCCGTGCGCGCGTCATAGCCCGTGCGAACCTCAAGCCCGCAGCGCTCGTACGCTTCCTCAATCAGCTCTCCGACGTCGAGGTTAAACGTCGTGGTCCCGGAAGTGGTCATGGGTCATCCCCTAAACTTCGCCGTCTTCTTGGCGATCTTCTTAGGTTGTGCCACAAACTGCTTGCCTTTGCGAGTACCTTCGCGCTTGGCTCGTGTCGTAGCAGCGTATTCGGCAGGACTTAGCGCCTCACGTGCGCGCTTGGGCAGGTAGCGTTCGCCCGTGGCCTTCGGGCCCTGCGTCGACGGTTTGCCGCTGCGGGTGCCCCACTCCTCGTCAGTCCACTTCTTCAAGCTTTTCTGAGGGGCTTTCAATCCTTGTACCCCCCGCCTTTGGCCTTGTACTGCTGAGCCAGCATCTGCGCCTTCCGGGCGCTCCACTGGCCCGGAGACCCACCCTTGCCGCCAGCCTTGATGCCCTCAAAGAGCGACTTCCGCATAGACGGTTTGGTGTAGTTACCGGCCTCGTTGACACGGGACTTCGGCTTCTTTCCGCCGGGGGTCGATACCTGTTTGGACATACTGGATCGGTTCATGTCAGCAGTTCCATGCGCGAAGGGACTTGTTGATCCGGCTGTTTGGATCGCTGCGGGTCTTCTCGCTCGTCAGCTTTTTCTTCATGCCCGTCATGCGGGCACAGAAGGACGCGCGTCGGCCCTTGTCTTCCTTGGTCTTTGGGTTCGGAGCCGGGGGCTTCAGGTTCATGCCTTGGGCTTTCGCCGAAGCTCGGCCCTTGGCGTTAAGGCCGCCCTTTTCAGCTTTCCCTTCCTTGCGGGTCCACGCTGGGGTCTTGGCCATTACCCACGTCCCTCCTTGGTGATTGGACCACCGACAAGCCACGCGTCACAGGTGCGGCTGCCAGCGCACTTGAAGTGGAACAGCTGGCAGTAGCCAAGGTTTGAAGCCTCGGAGACTGCTTCCGCATCCGCCATCTCGAACTCTTCGTCGCCAGCCATCCCCGCGTTGATGCACTCCATCATCTTTGGGGTCTGAATGAACGCCGCGCAGTTTCCACAACGCGAAGCTTTGGCCTCTGCGGGCGTTACGTTCCAGAGGTTCGCCAACCGCTTCCAAAACTTGTCGTTTGGCAGCTCTGGGTTCATCGGCCCGTAGCCGTAGTCTTCGATGGCGTGATTCCGATTCTTCAGGTTGACATGCACGTCCTTCGTGGCCATCGGGCAGGCCTTCCCGTCGCGATATGTCGCGACGAGTGCCGATCCACGAGAGGATGTCGGACGACGGGCCATACTACTTCCTCAGGGCTTGCTCGATGTTGTCAAGCTTCGCGAACACGGCCTTGAAGCTGTCCCGCATCTCTTTGAACTCTCGATCATGAGCCTCTTTGTTGGCTTCATGAACGGCCTTCAACACCGCGATATCTGTTTGGTGCATCTGCTGATTCTTGTGGATCAACCAGATAAACCCAATCACCGGAACAACAACCCACTGCAAGAGGACCTTGAGTACCTCAAACAGACCTACGGTTCCCTCCATCATCCACCTCACGACCAGAAGACGGTTGCGGCGGTCACGTTTGTGGCCGCTGAAACATAGGGGTCGGTCGTGGCAAGAATGCCTTCGTCCGGAATATCGATGGTGTGAGACAGGTCCGTGGAGAGATCGACATCAAGTAGTGTCGCCCCACCGTTTCCATCCGTAATCGTGATACGTCCAGCGCCTGCATTGCTGACCAGAACGGTAATGTGCCGGATACGGGAGCGGCCAATGCCAACCGCCCCAGTTCCGGTGACCCGCTTGGCTTTTACGTCAGAACCAGCCATTGCGGCCTCCTATTAGGCGTCGTAGCCAAAGATTTCAATCAGCAGACGACCTGCGGTGTAAGCCGCGTTCGAGGTGCCCTGACCAACGAGGTAGAGGTACTGGTTGGCAGCAATGTCGGTGCCGTAGACGGCCGAGCCGAGTGCCAGAGTGCCAGAGTTGATGATCTGGGTTTCGGTCAGAGCGGTGATCGCGCTGTCCTCAACGCCCGTGCCCTCGGTGGCCGAGTAGAGGTCGATGTCGGTGTCGCCGCCAGCCGGGAGCTCATAGCAGGTCATACGAACGCCGAAGACCGTGCCGTTGTTGGCAGTCGTGACACGAGCAATGTAAGCCACGCCCGCACCGTTCGTACCAATGATGTCGCCAGCGGTGCCGCCAGACTGCAGGCCGGTCAGGTCAAGCATGATCGAGGTGGTCACGATGCCGTTGTTGCGGGCAACGGAGGTCTCGTAGACCGTGCCCGTACCGCCGGTGATGCCAGCGCCTGCAGGGTTTGCGATGCCAAATCCGAACGAGCCGGTGATGGTTTCGGTGCC